GGATACTTGCAATCGCAACAGCTTCGGTAATGTACTTAGTTGTCTGTGTTTCTTGTATGAAACAAAAAGATTATCCACATGCGCTCATGTGGTTTTCTTATGCAATGGCCAATGTGGGGTTATTATGGTACGAATTAAACAAAATGAAAATAAGCTAGAAGATGCCGCAGCTGAGTCTGCGGTTCTCGCTGGCTTGTGTCAATACGGAATTGATGCAATGCTTGAGGTTGAGTATATCAGCACCGAGTATTTTGTAGATCAAACAAATCAGGTTATCTTTGACTGCATAAAAAAGTCTCTTGAGTCCACTCAAAAGGCGGAGCTTTCGTCATTGCTTTCCGCTGCTAATCAGCTCAATCATTATGATATTATTAAGGAAGAAGCTGGTTATCTAAGATACTTGTTTGATACTCCGATTCTGGAAGACAACATTCCTGTTAATGGAGCCAAGTTAGCTAAGCTCAAGATAGCTCGTGACGTAAAGAAGACTTTGGCCAAATGTTCTTTGGAAGTAGACAAGATTAATGGTGACGAAGATATTGCAGAGATCATCTCTTTGATTGAAACACCTATTCTCGATGCTACTTCAAAGATATATCAAGGCTCAGATAACAAGCCAAAAATCATTGGTGAAGATGTAGGCGAATACGTTGAGTTCTTGAAAGAGAACCAGAATGAAATGTTGGGTATCAGCACTGGCTTTCCTCGCTTTGATGAGGCGATTGGTGGAGGTATACGTAGAAAATGTGTAGATCTAGTTGCTGCTCGTCCCAAAGTTGGTAAGTCCATGTTTGGCGATGCTGTAGCTATGCACGTATCTAGAAACTTGAATATTCCAGTGTTGATGTTAGATACTGAAATGTCGAAAGAAGACCATCTCAACCGTATGTTAGCGAACCTTAGCGGTGTGGAGATTAACAAGTTAGCTAGTGGTAAATTTGCTAATAACGATTTGGACATTGAGAAAGTAGAAAAAGCAGCGGAAGAACTACAGAATATCCCATATCACTACGTTAGTATTGCTGGCCAACCATTTGAAAACATTCTTGCAATTATGCGTAAATGGATTCACCAAGAAGTTGGCTTTGATGAAAATGGCAGAACAAACGATTGTATTATAATTTATGACTATTTAAAATTGATGAACTCGGACAGCATCTCCAACTCCATGCAGGAGTTTCAAGTGCTAGGATTTCAAATCACGCAGTTACATAACTTCTGCGTAAAACATGATGTTCCTTGTCTGAGCTTTGTACAGCTAAACAGAGATGGTATCACAAAGGAATCAACAGATGTTGTCAGTGGTTCTGATAGATTGATTTGGTTGTGTACCAGCTTTACTATTTTTAAGATGAAGTCAGACGAAGAGATGGCTGATGACGGAGAGGAACATGGTAACAGAAAACTTGTTCCAATTGTTGCTCGTCACGGAGCCGGACTTGATGACGGTGACTACATCAATATGAATATGTTTGGTAAATTTGGTAAGCTTGTCGAGGGCAAGACAAGAAATGAAGCCCATAAGTCAAGCAAAATTAAGGATGATGGTTTTGAACAAACGACTAACGAATCAGCAGATATTAGCGGTGTCTAATCAGCTCTCCAATAGGGTTGAAGATTTGCTTAAATATTTCGATATTGAATACATTGAGTACCCGAATAGACTTGCATGTGCTTGCCCTATTCATGGCGGAGACAATCCAGAGGGCTGTTCTATTTTTACAGACGGAGTGAGCTCGAAAGGGAACTGGAACTGCTGGACTGCCAACTGCCACGAAGACTTTGGCAAGAACACTTTTGGTTTTGTTCGTGGTGTCTTGTCAAATAGAAAAGCTAAAGAGGTCGGAGTATTAGAGACCTTTTATTTTTGTAGTAAATTTTTGGGTTTAGATCCAGAGACAATTGAGTTTGAGCAACCAGTTGAGAACTACAGTGTGGTAAAGATACTTGAGGTTTTTCAGAGAGAACCTATAAGGCATGAGCAAGTTATTGATAGAGATGCTGTCGTGAGCAAGCTTGATATACCATCACAATACTACATCAATCGTGGATATAAACCAGAAACTCTTGAGAAGTTTGATATAGGTATGTGCATCGGTAAAGGCAAACCAATGTCAGGCCGAGTAGTTGTACCTATCTATGATGAGAATAATAATTACGTTGCTTGTATTGGTAGAGCCGTCTATCAGAACATGCAACCAAAATGGCTACATAGTAAAGGTTTCAAAAAAAGTTCTTATTTATACGGGTATAATGTTGCCAAAGATGATATAATGAGAAAAGGCACTATTGTTTTAGTAGAAGGACAAGGTGATGTTTGGCGTATGCACGAGGCTGGGATTACAAACACTGTTGGAATATTTGGTGCGAGTCTCAGTGAAGACCAACTAATACTAATAGAAAGAAGTGGCGCAAGAAATGTTGTAATACTTACCGACTATGATGAAGCTGGCGAGAAAGCCGCACAACAAATCCTCAAACGATGTGGCAGAAGATTCAATTACTATCGACCTCAAATTGACCAAAAAGATGTTGGCGATATGACAGTCGAACAAATACAAGATCAAATTATAAATAAATTAGAAGGAGTTCTATAAATGACAAGAATTTTGGCTTTCGCTGGCAGAAAACAGTCAGGCAAAAATTCAGCTTGCGCGTTTCTACATGGTTATCAAATGAGATGTCATCATCTGATTAAAGGTTTCAATATTGATGATAAGGGCAGGTTGATTGTAGATACAACTTCGACTAACGCAAACGGCGTAGAAGAAACTACTCAAGGAGTTCTTGACGTAACTAGGACAGATCTTGACTTTGGGCTGTGGGCTGCAGAAAACTTATGGCCTTTCATTAAGCATTATTCCTTTGCTGGTGCACTCAAAGAAATTTGCAACGGCTTGTTTGATCTTGATAATGCACAATGCTATGGAACTGACCAAGAAAAGAATACTTTAACTTGGTTTCGTTGGCAAGATATGCCCGGATATGAGGGTGATGAAGAAGGCCGTATGACGGCCAGAGAGTTTATGCAGTTTTTTGGTACAGACATTTGTCGTAAAATCCATCCAGAGATTTGGACTGAACACACACTCAAGAGTATTCGCACTGAGGAGCCTTTAGTTGCTGTAATTTCTGACTGTCGATTTCAAAATGAAGTAGATGCAGTTCAAAGAGCAGGAGGCAAAGTCATCCGATTAACTAGAGGTGTTGATGCTGATACACATAGCAGCGAAGTAGAAAGTGAAAAGATACAAAACTACGATGCAACAATAGACAATAAAGAACTTACACTACATGAAACCAACGTGGAAATCATCTCGCTTCTTGAGAAGTGGGGTTGGCTTGGTAGTGAAATTGAAGCACCTACTGAATCAATTCCAGATGCGGATAAGCCAGAGTTGGTAGGTGGAATCCATAAGATTAAGGAATAACATGTTAGTAACATACATAAGAAGTTCTAGTTATAATAATTTTGAATACTGTCAGATGCAATACTTTATGACCTATGTTTTGGGTCATCAGACTGTATCGGGCAAAAAAGCTCAACTTGGTACAGTTGTACACAAGGTCATGGAGGTTTTAGCTGGATGCAAAAAATTGCTACAAGATGGTGACGAGCTATTGCTTGAGGATGACGCTATCGGAGAGGTCGAGTTTACCAAGCGTAGACTCGGAACAAAGAAATTTGTAAACGAAATCCTTAAGCGTAGCTACGATCACTACACTGTTCCGTGTACACATCATTATACAAATGCCGACTACAAGTTTTGTGATAAACTTACTTGGGACGCACTGACTTATGATGACGGCAACTTTGATCCTCGCAAGAGAAATATTGTTGCGGCGGAACCGCAGTTTGACATTCCTATCGAAGAAGACTGGGCAAAGTACGAATATGACATGCCTGACGGCAGTAAGGTCGAAGGTAGGCTTGCCATCAAGGGTACTATTGACTTAGTGACAGAAGTGTCAGATGGAGTCATCGAAGTGATTGACTGGAAGACTGGGCGCAGATTGAACTGGGCTACAGGAGAAGAAAAAACATACGAGAAGCTCTGCAAAGATCCGCAACTAATGCTTTATCATTATGCTATTTCTAAGCTTTTCCCTGAATATGATGACGCGATTATGTCGATATACTTTATTAGAGATGGAGGGCCGTTCAGTATTTGCTTTGAGGAGTCTGATAGGCAAAAGTTTCTTGGCATGTTAAAAGATAGATTTCAAGAAATCAAAAAGACGACTAGACCAAGAATGTTGTCAAGAAATCAATCTCACTGGAAGTGTCAAAAACTCTGTGACTTCTGTAAGAAAGATTGGCCGGGAACTGATGAAAGTATGTGTCGTCATGTCAGTAATCACCTAGACCAATTTGGTATGCTAGATACAATACAAAATTGCACAAGAGAAGGTTTCGATGTTGGATATTATGAGGCACCGGGATAATGAAACATTATTATGAAGACTTAGAAGGGTGGTGGGGAGAACTCGATGCGTCTTTTTATAAGAAGATCGTGGAAAGCTCCAACAACGGCTCTCACTTTGTAGAGGTGGGTTCCTTCAAAGGTAAAAGCTCGTCATGTATGGCAGAACAAATTATTAGCAGTGGTAAAGACATAAGACTCGATTGTGTTGACACATGGGCAGGCTCTGAAGAGCACCAAAAAGGAGGCATCGCAGAAGACCATAACGTGATTGCCGGTGATTTGTTTCAAGAGTTTCTGAAGAACACAAAGCGTTTTTCAGATGTGATCAACCCAATCAGACTTCCGTCAAAAGAAGCCTCTATGCTCTACGATGAAGAATCTCTCGATTTTGTTTTTATTGATGCTGCACACGACATGAGAAATGTCTTAGCGGACGTAGCTAGCTGGACTCCAAAAGTCAAGAAAGGTGGAATAATGGCCGGACATGATTACGGAGCTGGTCACATAGGCGTTACCGACGCTGTTGATCTATATTTTAAAGATATTTTACAAGTTGAGGTGCAGGTTTTTGAAGGCGGTAGTTGCTGGTTTGTTGACAAGAGTTTCGATATTCCTGTCGGAAAAAGCTTTCAAGATGCGGCTGAGAGAGGATTAAAAGCATGGGAGGGCCGAGGGCAATGATTGAAGTAAAAATTACAGAAGATATGAAGAAACGAGCATGGGCAAAGTCTAGAGAGATGGGAGTTATCAAAAACTCTA